TAAAACATTTTCAGCTCTTCCTACGGTTAAATCAACCTCCCTTATCAGTACTCCAGGAGATAATTGGGGAGTAGCCATGTTTTCTTTCTCCGAATTTATCAATTAATCTTCAAATATTTATTAAAACCTAACTTTACGAAAGGTATTCCCACATGTATGACTTATCTCCATACTCATCTGCCTTAAACCACTTGTCACCATCAGCATCAACAAAAGAATCTTCACCCATTCCATCATCCATAAATCCAAATGGAGCCATATCCTGTTCTATCTGGTTTTTTTGTTCCTCATACAATCTTTTTCTTACGTCTTGGTCAGTAAGTTCTTTAAAGTAATCTTGTGCAACTAACCATGCATATATGACAAGACACATTGCAAGGTCATCATTACATCCTTCTTCTGCCTCAAATGAATTGCTTTTTTGAATGAACGTTGTTAACTCACTCATAATATCATAGTCACAAGAAAGAAGTTTATCTTCTTCAATCAAAGTCTTTAAATTAAGAGCACCCACCTTTTTAACAGTTTTAGACATCTTAACTCCTAATTGAGTTTTCTTTCCAGAAAATCCCTGACCTACAACCTGACCTGCTCTACCTCTCATAGAACACATAAGAAGATTTTTATATTCTAATTCAAAGTTCAATATCGAAGCTACTTGATCTCCAACATCATTTACTTCACATAATATAAATGCATCATTATAACTTTTACCAACCTCTTCAATTACACTTGGAAAAAGCATTGGTTTTATTTCATTATTTCTATACTTTGCAACAACTGCATGAGGAAACTCTGTTATATCAATCACTACAAATGCAGAGAAATCTTTAGACACACCTCTAGCTACATCAACAGTAAGTGCATAATCATGACCTTTTACAGGATCCACATACACATCTAATCCAGCATTTGTTTTTTCTGGTGTTTGATAAACCATACTCCTTAATTTACTAGGAGCAATTAAAGTATCAACAGAACCTAAGAACTCACATTCAAACTCAACTTTAAACTGCTGTTCTGATGTGTTTGCAATTGTTTGCTCTTTCCATACTTCATCTCTACCAGGAACTTGACTCCAATGAACATCAGTTGGTTTATATTCATTCTTTGCTTTTTCTGCATCGTGCCACATGCGGTAGAAGTGATTCATACCGTGTGGTGTAGAAACTATAATTACTTTTGTGTTTTGACCAGAAGTAATAGTAGGGTAAACACTAGCAAAGAAAGAATCAGCGATGTGATTGGGAACAAAAGCAAATTCATCCAAGAATAGGATATTGAAAGACATACCCCTAACAGCACTAGCAGAGGTAGACGCAGCCAAGATTTTCGATCCATTTTCTAACTCCAGTGAACCTCTATTCCATGATAAAACACCTTGCTGCATCCACTTAGGAACATTCTCATATGCGGTTTGTAATCTACCAAGAAGTTCTCTAGCAGTAGCTGCTTTGTTAGCAAGAATACCAATATTTACACTATCATTAAAAAGAAGATAATGTAAAAGATATGATATAACAGTTGTAGACTTACCTGTCTGACGAGGCATCTTACAAATATTAAATCTATTATCGTGAAAATTATTAATTAATTCTTGTTGAAAATCATAAGGTTCAAAAGGCATCAAACCATGATCCAACGTTACAATTTTAACGTGCTTCTGAGCAAAATATACAGGATCGTTTTTACATGCCATGAACTCAAGAATTTGTTCTTGAGTAAATTCAATCGGTGTATTTGCTCTTTTTAAATTAGGATTACCAAGATATATTTCACTCATAATATTAATTATCTTTTATCGATATAAATTAAAGGATCTCCACTACTATATTCATCTACATCATAACTATGAACTTTAGATCCTGGATATACTTTACTTAATTCAATTTGAATATCTTTTCTAGAAGGAAGTTTTATTTGTGGGAAAAACATTTTTATCATATATTTTTTTCCTCTCCACATGTAAATAATAAGCATTACCTTACCAACTCTTTTGGGGAGCATAGATGTTGCTTCGGAATAAAATTGGTTAAGATTTTTCATTTTTCAACCTATCTTCGATTATTTATGTTTTAACAGCTGCAAAGATAACTTTAAAGGTGGTAGTACTTGCTGTACCAGGATATCCAAGTAATCTTATTTTATCCGAATCTATGTCTGCAGAGAATGTTGCAATACCTGTTGGTTGATTTAAAGTACCATATTCTGTTATATATGCATTAGTTCCGTCATGAATTAAATTGATTGATGTTGCATTATAATTTGTTCCCTGCACTACCTGAATTTGATAATTAACAGATCTAAAATCTGTTGATGCTATTGACACTAAAGTAGAAATTCCAACACTAGTCGTTGTTGAGATTGTAGAGTCAACAAGCCCAGCACTTAAAAGAAGTGTTTGTTTTGTTACTGGTTGTGTTCCGACTATGTATGGCATCTTAATTAGCGGTTTCTAAAAGACTGAGTATCACCTTTAAAGTATCATTTTTTTGAGAAGATACTTTAATTGAATCATTAGTTTCCAATACTAATTTTCCAGACATTGGAACAAAAGCTTCTGATATTGGTACGTTTGCATTTTTTATAATTTCAGTTTCAACACTAGACCTAATATGCTTCATAGTTACTGAGGAATCACTAGTTCCAAAATTAGCAACATGTGCATACAAAACAATAGCAGTGTAACCAGTAGGTGCAGTATAAACTGTCTGCTCTGCTGTGGTTATCTGAAAAGTAACTGTTTGAAACTTATTGAGTGCTAACTGAGCCATATTAACTTAATGCCAATATAAATGGTGTCATTTCAGTGAAGAGACTCTTTGTAAAAGCCCTTCCACTAATTGTACCTGAGTTTTGATTAATTTGTAAACCATCACCTATTCTGAAATTACCTGATTGATCTGTGCTTGTGTAAACAACCTTTCCACCATCCAGTGTAACGACTTCATTTTCTTGAATAGTAACACCGCCCCGTTTGGGAGTTGCTAATGCAATAGTATTACCTGCACCCACATACTCAAATGTATGTGAACTTGCGACTATACGACTAAACTGATAGAAATATGCAGTTGATCCAATACTTACGTTGTTTAGTAAATTTTCATCTAATGTTAAAATTGTAGCTCCTGATGATGTCTCATCAAAAGTTTCAGTGTTAGATGAATAATCTTCTAGTGTTGAATCAAAGGTATAGAAATCCCCAGTAGAGATAGACGTTGAACTATTTATTGTATAGTATATTGGCTCCATTACAGCAACTGCTGTTGCCCTATCATTTCCAATATTTGGTGCTGCTATCGTAACAGAGGGTGTTGATTCATATTGAGTTCCACTGCTTATTATAGTAATAGATGAAACAGAATCCCCTTCTAAAGTTGCAAATGCAGTGGCATATTCACCATTTGGTCCTGTGGGAATATCAATATCAACATCTGGTGTAGAAGTATATCCATTCCCGCCGTTCGTTATATTAATTGTAGTAACTGATTTATACAACTTATCAAAATAAACATATTGGCCATCATATGGTTTATCAATATCTATTTTTACATTACCGCCAGAAACATATGTATGAGTTAAAGTTGAAACACCTACATTTACAACAAAAGATGTAGCAGATGGAGTCTCATCTACTTCAAAAATATATGGTGGTTTATGAGGATATGTTTTAGAACCATAAGCACATGTTAATCCAATTCCAGACATTGTAACTGCCATACCAACCACGAAATCATGATTAGTAGTTGTAGTCACAGTTGCTACTCCAGATACATTATCATATACAAAATTAGATATATTTAAATTTGGAGTTGATAAATTAACTTGAACTTCATCTTGACCTAAAGATGCTTGAGTAGTGGTTACAATTCCAGTAAATTGTAATGCACCAGTCCCTCTAGAAACTAATCCGAATGATCCAAAACTACAGTTACTATTAGCAATATCTGCTTGTCCTCCTTTATCACAAGTTACTGCTTCATCACAGCAAATAGTAAACAGTGAAACTAATTGTGCAAACCCACCATTAGTAACAGCAACACCCACACCACCTTGATTATATTGAGTATAAGCATCGACATTCATCGTTTTTAGAAGTCTTGCTTGTTTCCCGTCAACACGAATACCAGTTCCTGTTGTAGTATCACTTGTGCAGTTTTGAATATATGGGCCTTTCCATTTACCACCACCTACGTTTTCTGCAATTTCAGTGGTGGGAAATCCTACAGCAGCTGCAGGTGCAACATGTCCACTAAACGTCATATTAGATAGTTTACATGCCTTTCTTACATGAAATAAATCTTTGTTTGGTGTATTAGGCAACACCTTTACTGTTCTTAAATCATCACCAACAACAGCAACAAATGCAGGAACTTCTATTGGATTTTGTTCAACATAATTTCCAGAAAGAACTTTAATTGTTGTTCCTGATTTTGCTATACCAACAGCAGCAGCAATTGTTAATTTAGCATTATCAATCGATGTTCCATTATTTGAATCTATACCATCCTTTGCAACATAAAGAACATTGGGTGCAGAGTTAATACCTGTTGCGGTAGAATTGATAGTAACATTATCACCAATGTTGACCGTGGCATTTGTGATCGTAACAATACCAACACTGACTGTCTCTGCATCACCATCTAATGTAATAGATGATCTACCTACAGTAAGAACACCAACAATTCTAGCATCACCATCAACCAATAATGCAGTATTTCCTGATCCAACATGAACAGTTCCTATTCCATTATTAGATCCAAGAGTTGTTAAACCAACTACAGATAAATTTCTACCAACCCTTACATCACTACGAGCAGTAATTATTCCAACAGAATCTACATTTTTTACGTCTTCATATGTAAGAGTCCCACCTACAGATATATTACCTGTAATTTCTGTATCACCTTGAACGAATAAAGCCTTATCAGATCTAGCAGTAGAACCGATACCAACATTCTTTATGGTATTGATACCAACAGGATCAACTGCCCAAGTTCCAGCAGCTCCAACTCCACCGCCGCCACCTACAACCCATTTACTATCCTTACGAGAATAAGTTTGACCGTCATTAGGAGCATCCTCTATACCACCTCCACCGAATGAAGATAATTGTTGCTGAACTCTATTAACAAACAGTCTATAGTTTTCTTGAAGTTTTTCGTAAGTTACAAACTTCTGATCTAATGGTGTTAATG